GTTGCGGTTACTACGCAATCAGTAGATAAGGCTTGGATTGCACAGTAAGTGTTTGAATTAACGGTAGCGTTTGTAACGTAATCATAACCGCCAGATGCGGTCATAATGTTGAGCACTTCTTGCTCAGTATATCTATGTAAATTACTTGTTGCCATACATTTTCTCCATCTCTAAGGTTGTGGCAGACCGTGAACGAGCCATGTTTAAAAGTTATTTTTTCTTAGTAAACATCTTCTTTTTTGGTGCTGCTTTCTTGACTTCTTTTACGATCTTTGGACCGCCAAGTTTATTCTTTTGAACTTCATAGCCATCATTAACAAGTTTCTGCGCTTCTTCGCGTGTTGCACAATGGCAATAGTGATTTTCTTTTTTTAATACGATCATAATAATTCCTTGTTACTTATACAAAAAGGGACGACAAAAGCCGTCCCTTTCTATTAGATGCAACATTACGGTTTAAGGATTTAAAAATTCAATTCCTTTCACGTGATTTGATGTAGTTGCTTTAGCACCAAAGATGCAATCAGCTACTACTTTTGTACCGAGGAAATCGACACTATATTCGCTTTGTCAAATGTTATAGCAAGCTTTTTATCTTGCATCTCCACATTTCTATGGAGTATCGGCATACCTTTTCTACTACATGAGTAGGCGCGGCCTCGTGGGAGAATTATCTCATCTCCTATGCTCTGCCCCTGTCTGCGCTGTACGCAGCCTTCGGTTCGGATTGTCTTAGCCAATATGGCCTTAGATTTCCCGCTTAATTCCGCGCTAATAATCATCATAATCGCTTATGCTGACGGCAATTCACTTACCCGAATATTTTGCTGAACTGCAACTGCTATTGCACTTTTGTGGACCAAATATCCCACTTCTGTGCCACCACTTGCTGAAGTCGCTATGATTGAGCTAGTATACACTGGAATCCCAAAAAGCATTCCCACGTTACCAGTAGCCATCACAGAGTTATCTGCAAAACCAGTTGGAACTACATTACCTAATGCACCAGTAGTTGCATAATTAGCTGGACTGTTAGGTGCAGCAATAAATGCCTTACTGTTCATTAAGTCAGCATAGATCAATGGATTCACAAAGAAAGCGCATTCTTCTTTTGGAATATCATTTGCCATCAATGTTCCAATTGCAGTTTCTACATCGGCATTTGACATACTGTTGTCAGCCGCTAATGCTTGTGTTGTACCCATCGCATCAAGCTCTTCCATGATGTGAGTGTCCACAGCTTTAGCCAAACCATAACTCATTGACTGCGCGTACTTGTCAAACAACATTTCATTTGCTTGAATCATTGCAATGTCTTCAAATAGCTTTGCGCTGTACTTGTGTTGGTCAATTAGTAAGCTAATTGCTGTTTCTGTGTTACCCGTGTAAGTCACACCATTGTTCTCTAGCTTTGTAGCTACAGCAACTTCTTGTACGGTAGGAATGTTAATCGTATCCCCTTTACCTTTACAAAGTGCTGAGTAGTCATCAAAAAACGGTTTGAAGACTAAGCTTTTCTCAAAATAGCGGTATATACCATCCGCCCAGAGTTCTGGTATGAACACATCAAGATGTGCTGGATCAGCGGTTAAATCTCCAGTTGCTGAACCTTGGGTGGTATTTCCACCCCATTGAGCAAAGGCCATCTAGGACCTCCTTTTATTTTCGATACCGAGCAACAATCTTATCCCAGTTCTTGGACCGTGTATTTCTATCCATCTTAGTCCAATCTTGCGGTACTTCATTTGCTGGGACTGCCGGATTATTTGCAACGGCTAATCGTTGATTGTTTTGATTTAATTTTTGATGAAGCGCTCGAAGTTTTGGCAATGGCAGATCGCCAAAAGTATCTCGATCTTCCTCACTGAAATCGTTCAGAATTTGTTCTCTTAATGCAGACTCGTCTTTTTGTGCTTGTTCCACAATCGGTTCAAGCTCGGCTAGTCTAGCTGCACGTTCTTCTGCAAGCGCTTGCCATTCGTTTTGCTTTTCCATTTGTTTTTCACGATCATTGGCAATCTGCTTTTGCAGTTTTGCGAGTTCAGCTTCTGAACTTTGTGCGCGTTTTCTATACTTGCGGCTCTCAGCCACTAATGGATTGATTTCTTGCGCGTCATCAACCGATTGTTCTTGGCTATTAGGGTCCACCTCTGTCGATACTTGTGGTGTTACGGGCGATCGAGTGCCTTCCGCTACTGGCGGTGCTTCTGGTGTAGTTGCTTCTTCAGACATACTGTCTTCCTTTCTTTTACTATATGTTTATCACGGTCTTAGTTCGCGATGTTAGGCGATTCAAATTGTTTACTATTTGTTTAACAAACATTTCCGCCAGTGCAAATTCTACTTTTGGCCCTAATCTCTGATCAGCAGCCACAATTCTTTTTTTACTACGAATAGTTTTCTTGCCAAATTTCCCATCGGCTAGGTCCATCATTCTTTGAGCTTGTTTACCGTCGGTAATTCCATAGTCAAAACCTATCTCTCCATTAAAGAACGCTTCGCCCTTGGTGGAATAGCTTTTTATAAAGCCAAACGACTTTGACATTTTACCTGTCAGCGTCAAATTCACTGGATATACCTGTTTAGATATTTGATCCTTCCTAACTTGTCCAGCTCTTTTTTTCTTAGCATATGACGGCGAATAGGCTTTGAAAAATTTACCCATACGATCCACACCAGCTGTGAATTGCTCACGGTGTTTTTTAGCAATACGCTTGCCATGTTTATTCATGTCGGATTTCTTAAAATCTAATATGCGTTCCAGTGCTTTATCTAGCGTCATAATACTGCTTTAGTGTTAATGGTTTTTTGTATTTGCCAGCGTCTTTTAATGTTTGAATCTGACCCTGTGCTTCTTTCTTATATGAGACATCCGGCGACACTGGACTCCAAACATGACGGCAGTTACGTCCACCACGATCGGTAATACAGCCGGGAAATCTGGAATCAATTTCTTGCCGGGTCATAGGTGCAGCTGCAATAATATCTCTACATAATGGCCGGGTCCTACTATCCAATGGACCTACGTAATGAAATTCAGTATTGCCCGGTAAATCTTCAGCCATTGTAAAAATAACTTGCTGCTCATAATTGGTAACCGTATCTGCAACTATATCATCAATTCTTGCTTTATTTACTAATGAAGAGCGTGTAAATGAGTCTTTTATTTGACTTTCAGTATAGCCAGCCTGTATCCCATTCATAATCTCTTGACGAATGGTTTCTCCTGTATAATTCGCGTATTTTAGTAGTGTGCTTTGTTGGACGTTTGAGAGCGCCACAAGCTGAGTTTCTGTGATAGACCCAAAAAACTGCATATCATCCAAAAGATTCGTCGTTGTAAGCACTGCGGTACTGACTCCGGCAGCCATACGTAAATCTTCAATAAAGTAGGTCGACATATCAAGCGCAGCGAGAAAAGCCAATATTTCAGCTGTAGAAAAACCATCTTCTTCCATTTGCTTAACATCTTTTAAAAACTCGTCTTCTGCTGATTCTAATGCGCGTAAATAGTCATTAACTGCATCATCCTGTATTGGCATCGTTTTGTAGTCTATTTAATAATCTGTTTTGTGGAGTTTGGTCTTGCTCAGTGCGTTCTGCTTGCATTTGCTTAAAAGCTTCTCTCTTAGATTCTGGGGCATCGCTATTCATGTAATCAAACCAGTCCATTTCACTGGCTAATCCACGGTTAAATCTCCATTCCCATACTGCGATTTCTGATTGTGGGTCCAGTGCATAATTAGGTTCTAAGAAATCAACTGAGTAATCTGGACCAACATCAATATTGGCTTCTACCTGTAAAATAGCACGATCTACATCATAACGTCGGTGCTCCCATGGTCGCCATGTGTCTTCAGTGTTCGCATCTCTTTCTAATGTAGATTCTAACTCCATAATAGCTAAACTGGCCGCACTAGGAGCGTTTCCAGAATCGTTTCTGGCGTATTTTGCTCGGATGTGATTGTTATTTAAGCACGATTCAACTAAAAATCTGGTTGCGTCAACAATTTCTACTAAGCTGCCACCGGGACTAGTTACTTTTAATTCTGAATCTGGTGGAAGATATAATAATTTATCTACTCCAATCTGAACTCTGGATGCATCTTCAACATTGGTAAGATATTTGATACCCATTGCACCATATTTAACAGCTAATTGTAATTCAAACTGAGCCACACACACCGCAAGATCTACTGATACCACGTCCATAGCACCGGATCCAGACCAGAAGTCTCGGATCGGGGGGTGTCTATGGCAAAATGTAACAGGTAATACTCCATAAGGATTGCGATCTAATTCATTTACAGAAATCTTTTGTCCATGTTCATCCAGTAAATAATGTTGTCCCGGTTGACCGGGTCTGTCTGCGGTCCAAACTGCGTGCAATGGCTTTTCCAATCTTGCCATACCTTGGTACTCAATCGGATAACAAATACCTACTGGCTGATCTCTGCGATCGCCGGCTAAAAATAAAGGTTCAAAATGTGGTAAACATTGGTATTCAACTTTCTGAGTGGCTTCATTCCACATAGACCTAAATGCCATCGTACCCAATAAAAATGTTAAGCGTTCCAGCTGTCTGCGCTCCGCTTGCAACGTAAACTTATCCACTCGATCCATATACGCATCCGATGCGTCTAATTTCGGAGCTCGTTTATATGTCATGCCCCGTAGATTACAGACACGTTTGGTTAAGTTTTGGTTTAAAATCGGAGCCTGTCTTAAAGTTTCTGGCGTAAAATATCGTGCCACATACTCGTCCATATTAATGCCTTCATAGAAGTCCATCATATAGTCGCGCTCTTTGGTTCGCTCGTTTTCTATGTACTGTAAGTGATCTTTCAGCGCATCAGTAATTGCGCTTTGGGATAAATCTTGAAGAATTACCAATTTATAAGTCCTACTTGTCTACTTGTTATAGAAAAAAGATTACAAATAGCAAAACGCAACGCGTCACAGGCATGATCGAATCTTCCATCCTTTAATGGCATTTCTCTTAGCGCCTGTTCTTCTCGGTGCTTTGGATACCGGTAATTTTCATAGCTTTCAATCGATTTTTTACATCTGGGAGCTACGAAAAAATGAGCATCTCCATTGGCATCTTCAAACCAACGTCTGACATGGCCAACCCCGTTGATTACGTCGCGAGTCGCTTTATCTCTGCGGTGCTGCAAGCGCATTCCGAGCTTAGAAAACAGGTAAAAATCACTGACTCCCGTATGCATTGAAACCCCCACTCCAGCTGGATCCGCAAAGTAGGCCGTGACCGGATACGGTAATGATTTAACTAGTTTTGCTAGGTCCTCAGTTTTGGTGTCCGACAATGCAATCTCATCAATCTGGAATATGTCAGCTAAACCTTTTTCTCGCATTCTGGTCTGGAGCACACACACATGACTTTTCCGATAGCCAAAATCAATACCAATATATACCGGTAAATTTTTATCGTACTTTAAATTCTTCTTTATATGTATGCTGCGCGTAAATGGATAAATTTTTCCACTAAACGAAGTAAATTCTGCTCCGATCTCCTGTAAAAAAGTCTCTTTCGTAAGTGTGCTTTTCAGCTGCTCAATGTCATCTTTAAAAAATGGAGATTCCCAACTAGGCACTTGCCAACTGTCCCAATCTGTATACTTTTTATCTTGACCCAGTCTATATAAGTACTCAAAATAATTAAAGCCGCGTGGAGTCGAACAGAATAGGGCCCAACCCTGTCTATCTGCTAATGTGGGGCGAACATACATCTCATATGTTTGCTGCGGTATAATCGCCATTTCATCTACTATTAAATAATCAATTCCTTCGCCAGTCGTTTTTCTTCCCCCCCAGCCTTAGACTAGGGGGGAAACTACCTATAAGACTTTCGGGCGAGTCAGCTGACTTAACCGATAGTTCTGAATGTAAACCAGAAAGGCGCAAAAAGTATAAATCGCCGTTAACTTCTTTTTTAGTTTCTACTGGTAATCTTAATTCGTGAAATACAATGCGCTTAACTTCTCTAGCTATCTTTTGACCTAATGAATAATTAGGCGCAAGGATCCAGCCGCGTGTATTGGGTGTTAATAACCAAGGAATAATTTCATAAGCAGCTAAGTAACTTTTGCCGCTACGTCTTCCCATGTTTAATACGCGAAAACGCGCTGTTGAATTATGAACGGCCGCCTGTTGTGGGGTCGGTTGATAACCCAAGAGCTTGAAAAGCTTCTGTTTGCTCAGTACCTGTTTGATCATGTGGATTGTCTTCAAAACCACACTCTTTCAATATGGTTTCTAGGTTTCCGGTTAGGTCTACTGCCGTCTTATCGCTCATGCCTAAAAAGTTTTTAGCCAAGAATATGGATGCACTGGTGTTTTGTAATTCCAGTGACATTTTTATTAGGTTTTTACGCAAATTTAGCTTGAGTCCTTCCAGACCAGACTCGAATTCTGCTTTGTAATTCTTGCGGATCGTGGACTCGTCACACTGGAAGTATTTTGCTATATCTATGATCGTGCAACCAAAACTGGCCAGCATTGTGACTTCATCTGCGTTGATTTCTTTTTTCTTACTCATCATCTATTGGCGTATTGGTTGACATGATAGCTTTGGTGCATTTCGCCAAGCATCTGCGCCAGTATGTTTTTGCA